TCCGGGTCATTGGCCAGCAGCACCTTGTTTTCGTAGATGCTGGAGCGCACCGCCACGCGGGGCTTCTCGCCGTCCTCGCGGATCACCTGGCCGGATGGCACGCCACCTTCGCCCAGCTTGAAGCGCTCTTTGACTGCGCCGTGGCCCTTGCCGAATGGGTTGCAGGTGGCGCGCACCATGCGCGGCATGCCGGGAAAAGATGACCGGCAGGTGGAGTGCATCGCCTCGTAGAACGACAAGTCGCGCCAGTTGGTCAATTCCTCAAAGCCCAGCCACGGGTATTCATGGCCGTGGTAATTCCAGTAGTCGTCCTCGCTCGCGCCGTACCGGAAGAACAGCATTTCACCGGTCGGCCACTCCCAGTAATGCTCGGCCTTGTTGAACTTGGCTTCGGGAAAGAACTGGGTGAACCATCGGCGGCTCTTGGCCACCACGTCGGCCAGTTGCGGGTAGGTCAAGCGGAACAGCACGCCACGCCAGTGCTGGCCAAAGCCTTTGCCCGTGTGTTGGGCAAACGACATCAGCAGCGTGTCGGTCTTGCCACCGCCACGGGTGCCGTGCATCAGTGCCTCGTAGATCGGGCACGTCAGGAATTGGAACTGCGCGCCAGGCAGTGGGGCCCAGCGTGTCGTCAAGCCTTGCCCCCTTGCTTGGCCATCATCTTTTCCCAGTCGGCTTCATTCAGCACGCCAGGCACCACCAGCACGCCCTTGGGTGCCTCGGGCACCAGGTCCTTGCCGTTGGCTCCGGTGATTTCTGACTTCTTGACCAGGTAGCCCTTCAGCTCGGCCAGGAAGCGCAGCGCGCCCAGCTTGTCGTGGGTCTTCAGCTTCAGGCTGCCACCGGTTGCGCTGGTGGTCTCGCTCACTTCGGACACTGACGCGGCCTGTTCGTCGGTCAGCTCGTCGCTGGGGCGCAGCTTCACGCCCGACGGTCCCCAAGCCATCAAGTCGCGCTGATTGGCGAATGCCACCTTCACGACTTCGGCCACGATCCGCTCGATTGAGACCTCGTTTGCCTCGGCCGCTTTGTCTCGAAGCTCCTTAATCCTTACCTGAACCTTGTCATCCTTGGCCATGGTCGAAGCCTTGGACCAAACGGTTTCATCCTTCCAGGCTTGGGACTTCGGGTAAGCCTGGCGGTAGGCGTCGGCCTGAGACAGTCCAGACGCAATGCCGGTGGCGAATGCTTCCTGCTTCGGTGTCAGTGGCTTGGTCATGCTTTCGCCTTTCCCCATGCCCGGCTGTGCTGGTCGTACACGCTGGCCGCGTAATCCACCACGTCAGGCGGCGTAATTTCGATGATCCGGTGGCTTGCCATCATCCCGGCGTGCAGTGAGCCCCGGTCCATGTCGGTGATGGTCTTGCGCCCGGCCAGGTCGTCCAGGGCGTTCACCGATGCGCGCACGATCCGCATGTCGGTTTCGTCGCCCGTCCATCCCAGGTATGTGGCGCAAGAGCTGGCCACGAAGAACATGACGGACCCATGGGCCAGCAACTTGTCGCGGTCCGCTCCCATGAGGGCGTGAATCTGGGCCTTCACCGCTTCTGAATTCCACTTGGCGCGGATCGCCTGCTTCATGAGCGGATGCAAGCCCATGGGTTTGCGGCGCTTCTTCATACCGGCTCAGTCCTTCCGTCGCGGTAGTGCAGCCGGTTGCCCATGCGGCTGGGCAGTGCCAGGGCGTCATTGGCTCCCGGCCTGCCCTGGTAGGGCTGCATTTCCTTGCCGTCGTAGACCGGGGCGGTCATCACTTGGGTGTTGATCGGCTTGGCCATGGGGCTGCGGTTGATGCCTTGCAGTGCGTTCTTCATGCTGGGTCTTTCATTGGGATCACGGACACCTTGACCATGCCGCCGATGTCGTCGGACACGTCAAAGGTCACCTTGAACTGGCTGTCGTCTACCTTCAGGGCTTCGGCCAGGCCATCCAGCCCGGCCTTCATGCTGGCCAGCATGTTGTCGGCGTCACGGTTGCGGCGGTCGGGCGGCACGAAAACCAGGTGCACCTCGTTCTTGGGTGCGCCCAGTCCAATTCCGTCCTCGGCCATGGCTTGCCGGGTCAGGAACCAACAGGCCTGGCGGTATTTCTTCTTCACGCGAGCGAGTGCGGCCCAGTGCTGGCGTGCATTGGGGCTCAACTCTTTGGGTGGCCAGGGAAGTACGACTTGCATCATTCGATTGTTTTCTGGGTTGGGTCCTCGGGCGGACATTTGGTTAACAGGTGCGGCTGCAGGGTCACCAGGTCGTGGCGGGTCCCGTTGTCCAGTTGCACGGTCAGGCGCTGGAAGTGATCCAACTTAGATTCGGCCCCTCGGTGCTTCATGACCGTGCCGATCCGGCCGGTGGGTGTCATCACGCGGGTGCCCACGGGGAAGTCGTCCATATCCAGCATCCGTTTCATGGCGTGAGCCTTTCCACGGTCACGGCCAGGGCGTCCAGCTCGTCCATCTTGCGGATGGCCCAGGCGCGCTTCTGGCCATGCAGGCCCATGAGTGAACCGGTATGGCAGGACTGGCACAGGGCCACGGATGTGAACCACTGGCCTTGCTTGATTTCGTGGCAGTCGCTGGGGCCTGGCTCGTCACAGACGGAACAGGCCAGCTCTTTGACGCGCTCGATGTGGCGTTTTTCTTTGGCGGTGGGGGTTTTCTTGTTCTTCGACTGCATCAACCCCAGCCCAAAATAATGTCTTCCAAAAGCCGGTCGGCGGTGTCGCGGTCCATCCCGGTCAGGATGTAGCGCAGCACACCGTCGATGGCCGCCTGATAAAAAATCTCGAATTCGTCCTGGTCCATCGAGTCGTAAGCGATCGACTGCGGCACCTGGGTCAGCTCACCCGTGCGCGGGTCAATCACCGGGTCGGCGTAACCCGCCACCAGCTTCACGGCCACCAGGGCCTTCTCGGTGGTGTCGTAGGTCTCTGAGTTGTCGGCCACCAGCGTCAGCAGGGCGAACAGCTTGCGGTGGTGCTTGCCGTGGCGCGGGCGCTTCCACTCCAGGCGCAACCAGGTGCCCGGCAGCATGCTGTCCAGGCGGCGCTTGAACTTCAGCCAGGCGTCGTGATCGGCGGGCGTTGATCCGCGCAGGCCCTTGTCGGTTTTGATCAGCATCGCCTTCACGCCATCACCTCGAACATGTCCAAGGTCTTGGCTTGCGGTGCTTTCTCGATCTTGCGGCGCTGGGCCGGGAACACCAGGCCACTCTTGCGCTGGGCCAGCGGTAGCAGGCCAGCGCGCTGGGCGCACTTCGGGCCGACGGGGTGGGTGCCGATCATGACGGCGGCCTGATCCATCGGTCGGCCGCACAAGGCGCAATACAACTTCACAGCAGGCACCTCGTCAGTCCGTGCATCACTTCGGCGTGACTGAGGGGCGTTTCGTCAGGGCCTGGCGGACGGACTCCAAAACGGCAGCCCGGCCAGGGTTGCCTGGCACTCGTTCGATGGCCGCCAGCATTGCGCTGGCCAGCTTCTTGTCGGGTTGTGTGGTCAGCACCAGGCGCGTGCAGCATTCCAGGCATTGCATGCGATACGCCCCACTGTGCGGCCGTTGCTTCGATGATTCGCAGGCTGGGCATGTCATCCCCTCACCTTCTGCTTGGGGACACCCATGCGCTCGCGCAATCCGTCCAACATGGCGCGCACCTTTTCCTGGTCGGCCTTGGGCGCGGGCAGTGCCTTGAACTCAGGCGGCGGCAACTTGCGGCACAGCGCGCGGAACTGCAGGACGTTGGGCGGCTTGTCCATCGGCAGGTGCTTCAAGCCGTAGGCGATGGCCTCGGGCATGCGCTCGAAGCCTGATAGCTCATGCGCCCAGTCGGCCTTCACGTCCTGCATGTCTAGGCCTTCGTACTGGCCAAAGAATGCGCGGCCGTAGACCAGGCTCAACTTGGCGAAAATCTTGTCGATCCATGGCGTCGGCAGGCTCATTTGGTCACCTCAATGGCTTTCACCTCTGGGGTGATGTCGATGGTCCTGAAGTAGTCGGCAGCGTCCTGGCTTGCCAGTGCCGGGTCTTTGCGGGCGATGCCTGGCGCAATCTCAGCCACACGCAGCCGCATGCTTCGCTGGTAGGCGGTCTCGCCAGTGGACTGCGGCATGGCCACGTTCGGCTTTGCGCTGGCCACCCAATCCGCCTTGAAGCCTTGCCATCCACGGGTGCAGCACAGCGCCAGCACGTCGGCCAGGTTCATCCCGGCTTTGGTGGCTTCGCGCTCGATGCCTTCCAAAGCGGTGGCGGTCAGCGGTGCACGCTTGGCTTTGCGGATGGCCAGGAAGTCGGACCACACCGAATCACTCACACCTTCAGGCTTCACCACAACGGGCTTGCCCCGCTTGGCGCTTGCGCCTGTATTTGTATTTACTGGTGTTGGTGTTGGTGTTGGTGTTGGTATAGCCGTTGCAGTTGCGTTACCGGGAACGACCTGTTCGCGTTTCAGGTCCGTTTTTGGTTCTGCTTTAACCGCGTTGCAGTGTTCGTCGTGCAGGCGTTGCAGCTCTTTGATGCTCACGTCCCAAGGCGGCACGATTTCAACAGCGCGCAAGGCCGCAAACATTTCTGCCCGGCGCTCGCGGTGTCGGCGCATCCGTTCGCGTTCGTGGCTATCTCGCACTTCGTTGACCACTTGCTTTTCACGCATGGACTGAATTTCGGCATCCGCGCGGCCGTTGATCCAGCCGTCGGCCGTCAGCTCGAAGAACTCGCCCAGCACGGTCGCAACCGCTTCACGTTGGCTGTCCGTGGTGGCCAGCACCAGGCGGCACACAGCGCGCAGCTCGCTGGGCAGCGGCTTTTCGTTCGTGTAGTAGGTGTCCAACAACCGCCGATAGGCAGCGTCTTCTTCCCAGCTCAAGTGCCTGGTGGCACTGAGGTAGTCGCCAATGTGAAACGGGTAGTAATTCACCGCTCAGGCGCTTTCTGTTTGCGCCTTGCGCTTGCGTTGTGCCTTTAGGTGCGGCAAGAACAAGTCAGGCCGATCAACCTTGACGTTGGCCGGTATGCCTCTGAACTGCCAGTTCGACACGCGCTGCACGCTGCCTGGCTGAACCAGCCCAAGGGTGGCAGCCAACTTGGACGGGCCACCAAGCTGACGAATAAGACTTGCGTCTGGCTCTTTGCGGGGGTGTTTTGTCTGTTTCATGGCTCACATTACACACCATGTTGAAATATTTGTCAACGGGGCGTATAACAACATTCTGTTTACTGCCACGAAAATGGTTTGTATGAATGAACAAATGACCAGGCTCTATGCCGCCGCTCGTGAATCCAGCGGGATTCGTGGGCAGTCCGATCTTGCGCGCGCCTTGAACACATCCCCTCAGACGGTGAACAACTGGGAGAACCGTGGCGTTTCAAAGCAGGGGCTTTTACACATCCAGTCAACGCTCGGCATTTCGGCGTCATGGATCGAAACAGGACAAGGGAAAAAATTTGTCCAAGACAAAAGCAATGTGTCAGCCTCCCAAATCGGACATAAGCAGATTCCCTTAATCAGCTATGTTCACGCTGGGCACTGGGCGGGCGCAGTAGACGCTTTCCAGCCGAACGATGCACACGACTGGCTGGTGACTGACTTGGACCTATCCGAAGGGGCTTTTGCGCTTGAAATCAAAGGGGATTCGATGTTGCCGGACTTCAGCCCAGGTGATCGGGTCATCATCGACCCAGACATCCAGCCCCAGCCTGGCGACTATGTTGTGGCCAAGAACGGGGAAGACGAAGCCACGTTCAAGAAGTATCGCCTTCGCTCGATCAATGACCAGGGCGAACCGGTGTTTGAGCTGGTTCCGCTCAACCCGGATTACCCCAGCATCAGGTCTGACCAAGTGCCAATTCACATCGTTGGCACAATGGTGGAAGTCAGGAAGTACAGGAGGAAATGATGGTCTGGAAGTTCCTTTTTACAACCGCGCTGATTGCATGCGTGCAGTCGTCATCAGCGCAAGACCTGACTCAATGGCAGCGTGAATGCGTTATGTCGCGGTCCGTCAATGGGCTGCCGCTTTTTGAGGCAGTTGGCGTGTCTGGATACTCAAGAAATCTATGCACGGGACAACTCATAGTGGGCAGCAAAGAGCTTGCAAAGCTCAACAAACAAATGCGCGACTCGTGGGCCGCTCGTGGCTATAAATGCACGGTAGATTGCTCGGGTCACAACGCAGGACACGAATGGGCTGAAGACGAAGAAATCACTGAAGAAAGTCAATGCGATGGCGGAAACTCCAGGTCATTTATTGAAGGCTGCAAGGCCTATGTTCGAGCTGCCCGGCTGAGATAGACCATCAACCGACCTAGACAACCCGCTTCGGCGGGTTTTTTTTCGTCCGCGATTAGGGTTTACACGAAATATCAACAAAAATATCAACAAAGTGTTTGACAAAAGTCTAAACACGGTGTGTAATAACTCCCATCACAGACAAACAAGACGACCAAGGCCAAGCGATACGTGGCCGAAGCTGACAGGAAGCAAAGGCGGGTCTAGGGGCGGTGCCCTGGCGTGTTGGAAGTGATGAAACACACAGGAGTGAACATGTCCCCTTACTTACTCGAAAACCTGTATGTGCGCCTTGGCCGACCTTTCTGGTTCTGGCCCGCCGTCATGGTTCTTTTGCT